TGTTTCAGGTGAATGTATTCCAAAATCCATTGGTTCCCACATATCAAATCTACATTTCCTACCTTTTTTTGTTCTTATAACCCCTTCTTCTTGTGCTTTAACCATGCACCTATCAGATAACATCTTAACAAAAGGAACTTTACGATTATATTTACTAATTAAATCTGTTGCTTCATCTTTAGTTAAACCTAATGAAATAGCTAATTTGTTTTTACCCATACCATACATCAGTCCTAGCCCAATTGTTTTAGCTTGACTTCGTTCAATCCCAACTAAATCAGCAACAGTTTGGTGAAAATCAGCTGTGGCACTATCATATGCTTTAACTAACTCTTGTGATCCTTCATATCCCTCACCAATAGATGCAGCATAATGCACAACCATTCTAGGTTCTTGTTGTGAGTAATCAAATGAACCCCATTTATAACCTTCTTCAGGTAAGAATAATCCTCTTATTAAAGGACCAAACTCTTTATTTCTAGCCGGCAACTGTTGTAAATTCGGATTTGACATCGATAATCTACCAGAAACTGCTCCTCCGTCATCAGTTCTTAATTGATTAATCTCAGCATGAATTCTTCCTTTATGATGAAATTTTAAAATTGAATTTAAAAAAGTGCTGTGAAATTTATTTATCTCTCTTGCTTGTACAATTAATTTTGATATTTTGTGTGGTGAATTAGATAACCAATTTTGTGTAAAAGAAGGCTCTCCTGTCTTTTCTGTCCTTGGATAAACTATCTTTAGTTTATCGAATGCATCGGCTATATTTCTTGCTGCCCAGATATCTACATCTTTACCTGTTAATTGTTTTATTTCTTTTAATGTTATCTTTTCTCTAACTTCAAATTCTTTTATTAACATCTCTGCTTTATTTACATCCACACGAACTCCCCTCTGACGCATCTTAATTAAAATAGGTAATAACTTTGATTCCAGTTCCCAAATAGTAGTTAAACTCTGTCTATTTATTTCATGTTTAAATCTTTGCCATAAAAGGTACGTGAGCCGTGCATCTTGTTCCGCGTAAAAACCAACATGCTCTGCAGGTAACTTCCACATTTCAGCTTTTGGATCTACACCATGGTCTTTAGCTGCTTCATTTAAATCAGTCTCAGCTTTAATTTCACCTAAATATTCTTTCGCTAAATTATTTAAAGCAAATGAATATCTGTTCTCATTTATAATTGCTGCAGCAATCATAGTATCAACTACTTGTCCATTTACTTTAATGCCTATAGCTTCTAACCAACCGATATCATATTGAGCATTGTGAAATATTTTTGTATTAGGTAATGCACACACATCTTTCATGTATTTAATTACTTGTGGTTCAATCATATTACCACCACCTAAATGTTTAAATGGGTAATACGCTTGCCAACCATCTACAGCTACTGCAAAACCTATTACATATCCTTTATTTGTTGCCCAACCTGCGCCAAGGCCTTCATTAATTCCATCATCTCTAGTTTCTAAATCAATTGCTATCTCTGAATAACTAGATAAATCTTTATATTCACTAGGACATGACCAAATATGTTTTTTAAAATTCATTGATAATTGTAAGCTAGTCATTGTAGTCTCTTTCAATAATCATTTCTAAATAATGTATTGCTTTTAAAATATCTTCTTTTTTACCTTTAGATTTATGTCTACAAATATATTTAATTGCATTTCCTTCTGCGAATGGTAAATTATTTTCATTAATAAATTTAGATGGCTGTATTTTCATCATCTTGTAATGTTCTCCACCTATTTGTTTAAAAAATGCTTTATTGGTCATTTTCCCTTAAATACACTACGTAATCTTTTCCTATAGGATAATTATACTTATGGTCTGTAGATAGCAAGTGTATTGTATCTTTAGCTCTAGTTACTCCTGTATAGTAAACTCTACTTTCATCTGATTTTTCTGATTTACTTTTGTTATTAAAATCTGACAACCAATTAGCTTTAGAATAGATTAAAACATTGTTGGCCTCTCCACCCTTTACAGAATGAATAGTATCAATTAAAATATTAGGTTCATTGTTTAATGCATCTTGCCCATATCTTTTTAACAATCTTATAAAATATATTGTTTGTCTTGGGCTAAAATTACGCTTTAAAACCCACCACCAAGCTTTACTCTGATATTCATCAGTCATGTCTAAGCCAGCCCATTCTCTTAAATCATTAAAATCAAACTCTTGATAATCAGGTATGTTTAACCAAAATTTTTGAGTTCTATAATCAGAATCCTTTATTTCCCTTACATATTTGTACAGGTTTTCTGCCGCTTTTTTGCCAATCTTTCTGCCATTATTTATAGAAGTCCATGTTTTTATGGCTTCCCACTGTTTTTCGTCAAATGATTTGTTACCTTTATTATCCTTATAATATAGGCCTGCATCCTTCGCAGATGCCCTTAATTCGTTCACAGTTGCATGAATACGACCAAGGACATACCAAGTGCCATTAAGCTCGTTAAAAGGCACTTCTTTAAAGCTTAAATAGCGTTTTACGTAGTTATTTTTGTTGTTATTATGGGTATATAGCTTATCCTCACTATCTATAATGCCTCTTCTTATAATTTGAGCAAAATTATATACTGCTTCACCAAACCTTTGAGTTTTTCTTAAAACAACCTTTCTGCCTGGAAAGTATGTCGTAAAATACTTTGGATCTGCACCATTCCATCTATAGATAGCTTGATCATCATCTCCTGCTAAATAAATACGTTTTACATTATCACACATTTTATAAATGACCGACCACTGTAATGGAGTAAAGTCCTGTGCTTCATCTAAAATTAATATATCTAATGGTGGAAACTCTATTTCATCAATGGCACGACCTATCATATCTGTAAAATCTATAAATGAATTTTCACCGCCTGATCTTTTATAGTGTTCATAAGTGTCTATCTTTCTAAGATAGACATTTAAAGGTTCCTTCTTATAAGTTTCTCTTTTATAAACTTTTACCGGATCTTCCATCATGTTCCGTGCTTTATCATAAATAGCTAATGACCAATCTTTATAAGTAAAGTTATCGTCATCAACTCTACTATCGCTTGTTCTAATAATTTTATTTTGTAATGCAAAATCAAGCATACAGTTTTTAGTGTCAAACACTTCCTCTTGAAAGTACCTTCTGCAATAAGAGTGTAATGTTTTAAATCTATTAAAATCTTTTAAAGTGTATTGAGGAAACGCCGACAAAGCTCTGTCTCTTGCTGTGTTTACAGCTTTATTAGTAAAAGAGATAAAAGCAATATTATTTGGATTTATATTTCTTCGTAAAGCTCCTTTTAAAACTCTTTCAATTAAATTATGTGTTTTACCTGTTCCTGGAGGACCAAATATTTTAATTGTTTTCTTGTGTAGAGCCTTCTGTTTTTGGAGCTCTAAATTTGTTGTGGTAGTCATCATCCATTTCACTTGTTGTTTTTTTACTTGATCCGTTAGCTTTTGTTTCTTTACCTTTTTCAAAATCAGGCATATCTACATACCATACATTTTTTACACCTTGAAAGAAATCATGTCTTTTACAACCTAAAAAATTTAAAGCTTCTACTGTAGAACTAAATAAATGAGAAGCATTTCTTTTAATCCAAGAATCTAGTGTAGATTTTTTAAAATAAACAAATGTTGAATTTTTTTTTCTAATAGTATAGCCATGATCCATTTTAGAAAAATCATCAAGTTCCCAAGTCTTTTCAAAAAAATCTTTTAAGGCCACATGTCTAATTTCTTCCCTAGTATCTTTATTATTGAAGTCTTTACTTTCTTCAGCTTTATTAACTAAGGCTTCCATTAATAATTCAAATAATGGTGGACCTTTTTTAGATTTAGGTAGTGTTCTCCAAAATATTTTATGTTTAATTAATTTTGTTCTCCAAGTCTTTTCATCTTTCATATCTTCAGGAAGAACAACTATATGTGTATCTTTATAATCAAACTCATAGTAAGTCGTTTTAGTATCTTGGGAATAAGTAACATTCGCAAACTCATTAAATATATCTGGAGTTTGTGCCATAATACCGAGTCTTCTTGTCTTGCATAATTCTTTATTACAAATACTCTCAATAAAACCGTATTTAGGTGGACACATATACTCGTATCCTTTTTTAAATACAGATTCTGCTGTGCCATCACTTTCATTTCTTAATAATGGGCCATCTTTATGTTTTGCAAAAGCTATCCTTTGTCTCTGCCATGCAACATCTTTTAACTGTTTTAAGGTTAATGTTCCTTCTGATTTTTTCATTTGAAGTACACAAATATTGAACAGCATATTGTTTCTATCTCCAGTCCAACCATCGTGTAATACTTTCTGCATACATGGTGGGTACTCTCTATAAAAAGGTTCTGGTTCGTATTCAGTTATTTTAAATTTAAAAAATTCATCTGGAGAAAGTTTTTTAGATTCTGCTATTTCTAAAAATCTTCCTAATATAACTGCATTATTGTCATCATCATATGCATACTCTACTGCTGCTTCCCATTTGTAATA